GATTACTCAAGGTGGTAAAAGAGATGGGGCAAACATGGCAGTAATGTCAGTCTACCATCCAGATATATTAGAATTTATAGACTGCAAAAAAGTAGAGGGAGATATACATAACTTTAATATATCAGTAGGTGTAGACTCTAACTTTATGAGAGCTGTAGAAGCTAATCTTAATTACCCACTAATAAATCCAAAGAGTAAACAAGTGGTCGGCGAGTTAAACGCAAAAGAAGTATTTGATAAAATGGTATACGGTGCATGGAGAAATGGTGAACCGGGTATGATTTTCTTGGATGAAGTAAATAAAGACAACCATGTCACAGAAGAATATGGTGAAATGATTGCTACAAATCCATGTGGGGAGCAACCATTACTAGGTAATGAGTCTTGTAACTTAGGTTCAATTAACTTAGCAAAGTTCGTATACACTAAAGAAGTAAGACCGTACATTAACTGGGACGGATTACGAAGTACAATTACAACAGCTACAAGATTTTTAGATAATGTAATTGATGCTAATAAATATGCAACACCTGAAATAGAAAAAATGACTAAAGCTACAAGAAAAATAGGTTTAGGTATTATGGGATTTGCGGATATGCTTACACAACTTAGAGTTTCGTATGGTTCTAAAGAAGGTAGGAAGATAGGTTCTGATATAATGAGGTTCTTAAAAACACATGCAGATAAAGCATCTAAAGAATTAGCGGAAGAAAGAGGAACTTTCCCTGCATGGGATAACAGTGATTACGGCGAAGATGAAAAATATAGAAACGCCTGTAGATTAACTGTAGCCCCTACAGGAACTATCTCTATGTTTGCTGACGCATCTAGTGGAGTAGAACCACTATTTTCTTTAGCTTACAGAAAGATGAACATATTAGAAGGGGAAACACTTTACTATGTAAATAAATACTTTGAACAAGATGCTAAAGATATGGGCTTTTATTCAGAAGAACTTATGGAATACTTATCTGATGGTGGCTCATTAAAAGATAGGACAGAAGTGCCAGACGAAATAAAAGAAATCTATACAACAGCACCTGAGATATCTCCTGAATCACATGTAGGAATGCAAGCAGCTTTTCAAGAACATTGTGACTCTGGAATATCTAAGACGATAAACTTTGCAAATGATGCTACAATAGAAGATGTGTACACAACTTATATGCTAGCTTGGAAGACAAAATGTAAAGGTATTACAGTTTACAGAGCTGGTAGTAGAGATAAAGAAGTATTAGTAACTGCACACAAATCAGAGGAGACAAATGCCCCTGAAACAGAAGAACAACTTAATTTCTTTCAAGAGATAGAAGAAGCAGACTGTTGTGTAGAACCTAACATAGTAATGGAGTCTGGTTGTAAAACATGTAAAACTTGCGGGTGGAGTGCTTGTCATATAGCATAAATTCACAGTTTTAGCAAAAAATAGTATAATAATAGTAGGAGAAAAGATATGCCTATAGGTAATATGTTAAGAGACAGACAAGAACAGTATGTCGCACAAAAAGATAATGCTGGTACTTGGAGAATACTCGATACTTGGCATGAGGATTTAACTAAATTAGATCCTGAAGATGAGATAGATGATGCTAGTGAAGCAGTCACAGTCTTATCTGAAGGTAGTTTTCTAGCTTTAGTTAGAGAAGCAACAAGATTAGGGGTGTTACAAAATGCTGCCTTAATGGAAAATGATGCTTTAGCTGACCAAGTGACTGAGTTAAAAGAAGAAAACGATAGACTACGAATACAAATTGAGACCACGCCAGCCGTTGAAGTTACACACGAAGAAAAGGCGGGGTTAAAACAACATGCAATAGACACGATAGCGAAGATAGTAGCTATAGATAGTGTTGAAATAACTAAGGAATAAGGTATATGAAATTAGGAGAATATCTTCCAGAAGTTCCTGAAATGGCAAAGTCCATGGGAAAACTTGGTTCTCAGATAGATATGTTTGGGGACATGATGCAATTAAGCAAAGCTGCTGGAGATACAGGTAGTGGACCAACATTCGGTGTTGATTACATAGTAAACACTTATGTAAGAAATCAACTTGCATATAGAAAACAACTAATACAAGATTTACAAACTGTAGCGTATACTGCTGAAGAACTACGTGCACCTATACTACACATAACAGGTGAGGTGTTTAGAAGAGGTATTCAATTTGAACCTTTAGTTGAAGACCCAGATGAAGGTCAATTAGATAGACTAAAAGAGTTTATGGATGACTGTAATGTATTTGATCAAGGATTAGAAGAGGTATTGAGGCAGTTTCATTGGGATCTAAACACAGTTGATGATGCATTCTTATACTTTTCAAAAGAATATTATGACACAGGCGATGGGGGATTAAGATCAAGAGTTACTGAAATTAGAAGAATAAACCCTGCTCTTATAGAATATGACTTAGATGAAACAGGGCTACCTAAAAACTCTCATTTCTTTTGCCCATTACATAGAGAACAGATAAAAGAATCTCCAGAAGAATGTCCTGAAGAAGATTGTAAACAAAAACTACAACCTGCAATGTACCGATATTTATATAGAACAGAGGTGCATTACTTTTTAGACACTGAAGTTGTACATCTATCTAAATTTAATCCAACTGAGACATATGGTTGGTCACCTATTTTAACAATATTTGAAAAAGCTCTAACCTTAATTGGTATGGACAGAAACTTATACAGGTATTTCTTTGAAAGAAAAATGCCTGCATCTATGGTTATGGTAACTACAGATGATCCAGAAAGTTTAAAGAGAGAACGTGAAGCACTTGCTGCAAAAACAAGGCAAGATCCTAACTACATACCTATGATTGCTGTATCTTCTAGAACAAATAGAGGTAGAGTTGACATGGTAAGACTATTCCATACATTACAAGAGATGGATTACTTACCTGTAAGAGCAGAGATACGAGAAAGAGTATCTGCTATATGGGGTGTAGCTCCAATGTGGCAGGGTGCTCCTGATTCATTTGGTGGTTTGACACAACAAACATCACAATTGACTGTAATGGGTAGAGTTGTTGAAAGAGATCAACGACAAATAATGGAAAAAGTATTCCCTGCTATATTAGATAACTTTGGTGTTACAGACTGGAAAATAGTATTACCTAATCCCGAAGAAAAAGCAGAAGCTACTAGAATTGCTCAGTCACAACAGAGAACAGCGATTGCAGCTCAAATGTTAGGAATGGGTTTTGATGTTAATCTTGCTGGTAACAACCTTAAGATAGATCAACTTGACTTTATTGTTAGCGGTCAGGCAGTTCCTACTGCTAAGTTACAGGGTGAACAACAAGCATTAGCACTTGAACAAGCTGAAATGCAAGCTGCACAAGCAGAAGCACAAATGGAGATGCAAGCTCAACAAGCAGAGCAACAGGCTGCACAGGGAGATGTTCCAGAAGAAGGTGAAGGTGAGGGTGATGTCCCTGTAGATGCTGAGGGCACCGTGCCTGAAGAAGAAAGTGAAGAGGGCTCACAAGAAGTGCCTGTTGAAAACGCTGTCGTAGATACTCCCAGAGGATTTGAAAATATACAATCAAAGAATATAAAAAATCCTGATCTCAAGAAAGGTGTGACAACATCTACTTGGATTGACAGTCTATCTGATCAAGGATATCAATTCCCAATTATTAAACAGATATCACCTGACGGTAATAAAGTATGGTTCTCTAATAACGGGGAAGAATATACAGGAAACTTATCAGGGACTGGAGTTGATAAAATAGAAAAAGCATACTTTGGAAACCCAGTATTTTCTGAGGCTGGAGGTAAAAAATACTTTAGTGATGCCTATACTGCTGAAACAGGAGATGGCACATCTAAACCAAAAGCTGTAAATGTAGAACGCTATGATGATGATGATGAGGACGATGACTAATGGCTAAAATGAAGTTTAATCCAAAGGACACTAAGTATAAAACTTTACCAAAATCAGCGTCACCTAAATCTCCTAACGAGCCCGATGAATATTCAGATCATTCTTATGATCATAGGGAAACTAGACCTGATGGTTCTGTAGTATATTATTATGAAAATGGTGTTAAAGCTATCCATCATCCTAAAAAGACAGGATCTTCTTATCATAGGAGAGCAAGTCAACACCATGAAAAAGAAGCGACAACTGCAATAAATGCGAAAGACTCATCAAAAGCTTTATCACACCTTAAAGCAAGAATGGGGCATTTGATGGAAGTTGATAAAAAAGAAGACTCTAAGGTAGAAAAACTGTATAAAGACTTTGGAGGAGCTACTTCAGGTGCGGGAGACATAGTTGCCGTAGCATCTGATCCCGGAATATTTACTGAAACATACAGTGGCACAAAGTCTAAAAAGAAAAAGAAGAAACTATCTGAAAAACAAAAAATAAAAGAAAACGAAAAAAAGAAAAAGAAAGCTAGTGGTCCAGATAAATTAGATAAGTGGCTACAAGAAACACAAGAAAAAACACTAGACTTAATTAAAGACAAAGATAAACCTAAGTTTGATTTAGGTAGAACTGGTGGATTAACACCAGACAATAATGTAAAAACATCTTTAGAAGAAAGAGACATGGAATCTTTTATGGAAGCTAGAGAGCGAAACGCAGAGGATAGAGCTTTTGGATTGAAGAAAACAGATCAATTAAGTCAATATGTGGTCTCACTAATTAATGATGTTCGTAAAGAACTAAAAAAAGAAGACGGCATGACTGATATGCAAAGAAGATATAAAAAAGATATGGAAAATATTGATGCATTAAATCAAGATATTTCAGATAATCCTGAAAAATACGGTATAAAATTTACGACTCAATCTACACAAGAAGTTGAAAAAATGGAAACTGATTGGTCGAAAGACAAAAAAGATGGTAAACTAAATAATATGCCTTTTTTAGGAAACTATAAAAAGTCATTAGAAAAGCAATACGGGGCACCAAGAAGCCCTAGACCAGACCCTAATGGATATAGGAATCCCCCAAACAGGAGAGTACCTAAAGATTAGAAACAATATAGGAGACAAGAATGACAACATTCGTAATACCAGAAGAGGCAAAAGAAGAGATAGTAAAGAGAAAAATGGCAGGAGCAACATGGAGTGCTCTATCAAGATGGGTAGCAGATAGATGGGG